CTCGAGGAGTTATTTTGACATCAAACATTACTTTCAAGTTTGCTGGCGATGTTACTCCGCTAAAGCGAGCCACTAAGCAAGCCACTGGCGAACTGGAGAAGTTCGGCGGAAAGATGAAGTCGAGTTTTAGCCCGGCTAACTTACTCGGCCCCGTTGCCGCAGCTGCATCATTCACCGCGATCGCTGATGCTGTATCCAAAGCAACTAAGGCTTACTTCGAAGACCAAAAAAGCCTAGGCACATTAAACGGCCTGATTGACAACAACACCAACGCCACTTCCCAGCAGAAAATGGAACTCGATGGCGTAATCCAAAAGATGTCTGCCATGTCTGCGGTTGCTGACGACGACCTAAGAAACGCAATGTCCAAACTGGTCGTTGCAACTAAGGATGTCTCGAAGTCGCAAGAACTCTTGCAGCTCTCGCTCGATGTTTCTGCCGGTACTGGTAAAGACCTCGGCGCTGTTAGCGCTGCGCTCTCAAAGGCGTATAACGGCAACTACACCGCGCTATCAAAACTTGTGCCGGGAGTGCAGAAAGGCGCTGGCGCTTTTGACGACCTGAGAAAGTCTTTCTCTGGCGCTGCCGCTACCGCTGGCGCTAACAATCCATTCGGTCAACTTGCTGTAGTTATGGATCAACTGAATGAGAAACTTGGCGAGCAGTTCGCACCATTCATAAAAGACTTCATGGCTTGGCTAAACGGCCCAGAGGGTACTGCAGCAGTCCAAGACCTTGCAGACACTTTTGACGGCTTAGGGCTTGTCCTAGAAGACATCTCGGCGTTTATGGATACCGACATGGGCAAGATAGTTAAAGGCTTTGGGGATCTAGTTGCAGCTGCAACACCACTCGGGCAACTTGGGTCATTCTTTCAGTTCAGAAAAGACATGGAAGACAACCAGCCGGGCAAGATTATGGCTGGCATCATTGGAGACCTCGAGGCGCGCAAGGCATCTATGCAGCGCGTAGTGGACACCATCCCAGAAGTCGAAGAAGAGTTCGATAAGAAAATTACTCCACTCGCAGAGCGCATCAAGAACGCCGCCGGCAAGATTCGTGAAGCCGGGGAGCAGTTCAAAAAGGCAATCAACTTCGGCGACTTCATCGACGACAAGAGTGGCGTATTCGACTCGACTAAGTTCATGGAGAAGTTCCGCAAACTTATCGACGCGGCTAAGGCGTTGCCTGGCAAGTTGAAAGCACTCCGCAAGGCTGGCGCATCGCCCGAGGTCCTACAGCAGATTATTGCCATGGGTCCAGAGCAGGGCCTCGCAGTCGCCCAAGGGTTCTTGTCTAACGCTGGTTCAGCTGCAGAATACTCCAAAGGCTTGAACACGCTCTCAACTCTTGGCCAGCAGTCGGCAGCGCAAGCCACAACCTCAAACACTTACGAGATCAACATCAACAAAGCCAACATGACCGCCGAAGAAATCATCGCTGTTATTCAGAAGTACGAGCGCAAGACCGGTAAAAAGGTTGTCTTCTAATGGCAGACGAGTTTTACATCAAGGAAGACATCAAGGTCGAGTTATCGCTACCTAGTGGCACTAACGCAATCTGGGGTTTGTCTAAATGGAACAACTCCGAGAAGTGGGGCAACGCCTCGAGCTTTGCTTGGACTGACATTGTGGCAACGGTTAGCCGCGCTGAAGTTAGCCTGGGCGGTTCAGTTGAAAACGGATTCTATGTACCGGCCACACCGAACCAACTAAATATCCAGTTTCAGTCTGAAGTCTTTGACCCGGCTAATAACAAGTTCATTCGCCCGAATGTTCCAATCAAAGTTTCTTACCGAGCCAAGCCAGACACCGCGCCAAGCACTTGGACAATTCTCTTCAACGGCTTTATTGACACCTTTGATACTTCGTACGATCCGTTTGGCAACAACCTTGTAAACCTTATTGCTTCCTCGAGCTTGAAACGCTATCTGTCAAAGAACCTGGCAAGTTTCAGCGCGTCCGGTATCAGCGATTCAACTTATTACAACAACTGGTGTACCGCCGTCGGTATCTCGGGCGGTCTCGTTTACGAGTTCTGCAACGGCTCTGTTATGGCCACCGAAACATTCACCGACACCATCGCTGGAGAAGTGCTAGACAATATGCTCCAGATTGAAAACGGACTCTTTTACGAAGCGCCTGACACAGGACTTTTTGTCGCCTACGGATCGTTCTTTATGCGTAACAGCGTTGCCGTACCGGACTACACCTTTAGCAACACACACAGCTCGTCTGAATACCACATCTGCATCTCCAACATCGATGTAACTTACGACCTAGACACATCATTCAACTCTTACTTTGTCGATTCGGTAACCGACGGCATTGTGCAAAAATCATCTAACCAAGACCTTGTAGATCTCTACGGCGAAATAAGGTTTGAGACATCGCTCCACATTCAACCGGCAGACCTTGTTGCTAACTGGTTGCCAGGAGTAATCAAAAAGAACCCGGGTCTGAAAGTAAACAGCATCGAAACTCCTGCAATTCGTAGGGATGGCAAATTAGCGCAAATCTTCAACCCGGGCAGAAAGATTCGAGTGCAACTAACTCAAGACTCTTTTACAATCAATGAAGATAACTTTGTAACCAAAGCGACACACCTCATTGACCCGGATAACTGGTTCACTACACTAGAAGTCTGGAAAGGATTCTAAATGGCTGTAAAAAACACTTTTGTTTCGGGAACCGACATTCTTGTCGCCCCGATGAATGAGAACTTTGCGACGCTCCCCTGGGCCATGCAGGTCGCTAACGGAACGATTACCGGCACTGGCACGATCGCGCTGACGGCCGGGCGCTTCCACGCAACCACACCGCCCCTGGCAACCGCGACGGTCGTCTCAACCGCGAACACCGCGACCAGCGTAACGCTAGGCATCGCAACCTATTCGGGAACCACTTGGACATTCCCGGTCTATGTCTGGTCTGGCACAACCGCCAGCGCTGTTGCTCGAAGCGTAACCATCACCGCATTCCAACAAACCTCAACGACAAGTCTGGGCTAATGAAAATCGAAGCAATCTGCATGACCGAGGGCTGCACAAACGAGGGTTTAGTCCTCGAGCTTGAACTGCCTGAAAACTTTTCCACAGATGTCTGGTGCGTTTGTGGCAACCTCAACACCATCAAGGAGATCTAATGGGTAACACAGCACAGGGTTCATTCCCAGCACCGAAGTCAAACGACGAGGCAAAGGCAGCACCAAAGCCAGCGCCTGTAAAGTCCGAGGATGAGTGATGTTCAACTCGAGAAGCTGCTAACCGGCATCCTTAGCCGACTAAGCGTAATCGAGCAACGCCTAACCACCCTTGAAGACCACGAGACGCGACTACGCGATCTCGAAAAGAACCGATACCAGAACGCCTGGGTACTTACCTTGGGCGGCGTAGTCCTTACTGCCGTAATCGTTTTGGGCATAACCACAGGAGCGAACTAATGGCCGAATACATCGAACCATTCGATAAAAAGCATCGCGGAGACGAACTGGGCAACCTAGCGCCGTACCGCAACGGAAGACCACACCGAGGGCAAGACTGGTCGCCAGGAGAACTATCTGTGATCCCTGCCATCACTCGAGGCAAGGTAATCCACAACGGCTGGACCGATGTCCTTGGCTGGATTGTTATCCATTCGACAATGGATGGCTTCTGGGTTTTGTACGCACACCTAGCCGAAGAATCCAAACTCGCGGTAGGGGACATCGTGGCCATGGGAGACCCTATTGGTCGCGTAGGCGGCGGAAAGCACAAGTCTGGCTCTGCTTCAACCGGCGCACACTTGCACCTGGCAATCGCGTCAAGCAAGCAACCACACCTCTGCATCTTCGAGAAGCTAGTAGATCCCCTAAAGCACATCGAGGCCAACCAAGCCAAGGTCGCACCAAAGCCAGCACCTAAAAAGAAAGCACCGGTCAAAAAGTGAAAGACAAACTAATCGCAATCGCCAAACTGCTTGGCTGGTTCATCTGGTTCAGCATCGGACTATTCTTTATCGTCGCAGCTGCAGGGCTAGGCGCTGGCGCAATGGTCCCAGGCTCGTCGGCATTCATCGGCATCATGACCATGTTCTTCGGCGCAATGCTCCTAGTGTTCAGCGAACTAGGCAAGACAATGATTGGCAAGATGCGTATCGCCCTGGATGATCTACAGCGCTCTTTCAAAAAGGCTGCCGATTCGGTCGAAGACGACCAGAAGCAGTAAACTAAAGCAGAGAGGGGTTTTCCTCATTCTCCCCCTCAGCACCGGCCCTCGACACACCCCCCTTTAGTGTCGGGGGTTTGGTGTATCTTGACCATATGAATGAGATTGAGACCCGAGTCGAAGCGCTCGGCAAGGGAATGCTAATCGGCACTTTCGAGAGCGGTTCCCCGGAGTGGCATGAAGCTCGAGCCGGTATTGGCGGAAGCGACATAGGAACCATCTGCGGAGTCAACCGCTACCAGACACGCACAGAACTGCTAGAAAGCCGTCAGAATGGCACACAGAGCGTTTTAGAGCCTAATCTGGCTATGCGTCTCGGTACGGCTTTTGAACCCGCTATCCGCCGCCTATGGCTGGAAGACAATTCCGACTGGTTGACCGTCGTAGAAACTGGCACTTGGCAATCACAGGAACATCCGTATTGGAAAGCAAACCCAGACGGCCTGATCCGTTGGAGCGATGGCGAAATCGGCATCCTCGAAATAAAGAACTCACAAGCGCCCACAATGTCTGATGCGTGGCTGTACCAAGTAAACTGGTATCTAATGGTTCTTGGCTTGCGCCGGGCAGTATTGGTGCAATGCAAAGGTAACAAGTTCATAGAGTTCTCGATTGAGGCCAACATGAACATTCAAGCAGAGATGAGAGCAGCTGCTTTGCTGTTCGAGAAAGAGGCAACCAATGGCACACTTCCTAGATGATTGCGCCTACTTTGCAGGGTTTCCCTGCGTGTAGTGGTGAGAGGTTGTCTAGTAGTCCCATGATTCTCCTTATGGCCAGATTATGAATGATGCGGTGAGTGCGTAGATTGCTGCGATGTATGCGAATGCGATGAGTAGGAGCTTGTAGTTATCTTTCAAGGTGTAGTCCTTTGCGTAGTGCGTCTTGTATTCTGCGGATTTCGTAGCAGGATGAGTGGTCGCAGCCGTTCATGGCGATGTGATCAAAGCAGACCCAGTTTTCCATAAACTCGATAATGGTTTCGCGCTCTTTGGCTCTTGCTGGTGGCTTCATTAGATCTCCCCATCTTTCAGTTCTTGTAGTTCGCCCTCGAGGTCTTCTTGGAACATGATTGCTCCGACTTCCATGAATGCGTTGCCGATTTGTTCGTCGGTCCAGTGCAGCTCGAATCGTAGGTGTTCCATTACGCTGCGGAATACGCTCATGTCGTCTTGCATGGCGTAGCGGATTGCCAGGGCGATTTGTTCGCCGGTCTCGAAGTTCATGATGTCGGTCATTTCTTGAAGTCGCCGAATGTGAATGCACAGAACGCTAGTCCGAGTAGGACTGCTAACCCGGTTGCGTAGCCTGGGTGCTGTTCTTTCATGAGTAGTAACGAGTTGGTTACTAGGAATAGGGTGATGGCCCAGAATAGTAGGCCCCAAAGTGTTTTCACAGAATCCTCATTCTCTTTCGTAACCGATTTGGTTACGAGGTTATGCTAGCAAAGTTTTATTCGTATGTGTGCAAGTTTATAAAAACTTTTGGCGTGTCGCCCTCGAGACAATAATGCTTCGCTATCTTCACTTCGACGATCTGTTGGTCAGCTGCAATAGCGTTGGCGTCGGCCAGTCCGTCAAAGATTCCTCTGCACAATTTATCGACATCTGGTTTCGCTGTTGGTTTGGATCGTGTAACGCTCTTGGGTTTTGGTAGGTAGACGAGGATTACTGCCCGGACTGGTTCGTGCTGTTTGAACCCGGTCAAGTTATGTTCTGCCATGAAGCTCGATACTTGTGCCGATAGTGTTGCGCGCCATGCTTTGAGTTTTGGGTTTGCGTCTCGTAACCAGACTTTGCCGCCCCCCTGGGCAATAGTTTTACTACCCTGGGGGATGGCTTCGCCTTGCACGATAAACATGAGGTTCATTAGAACGGCGCGTTTCCGTACTTCGCTAGGTCGTCTAGGTCAGTCGCAGCTTCTTTTGGAGTGGTTGCCGGGCGCAGCTGAAGAATCATGGGGTCATTGATTGTGTGCTCAATGGTCTGCCAAGTGGTTCCGTCTTTGCCAGTCCAAGTTCCGATGGTGAATGTGCCATCCTCGTTCTTGGTTTTCTTGATCGCGGTCGAAAGTTGCCCCTTGACTTCAATCCAGTCGCCAGTCTCAAAAGAGACAGGAGCGCTAAACCAGATTGTCCAAGGAGTCTTGCGTTCGTAGGTATTGCCGTCTGCGTAAGTTACCGAGTTGATTTCCCATAGAAGAACCTTGGTGCGGCTCTCGCTCAACTTGACTTCGCCATGAATGGTTACTACTGCCATTTTGTCATTCTCTTTCTGTATATATCTTTTGATTGTTTAATGATTGTTCTTAATTGTTAACCGGCCACGTGTGTCCTGTGAGACGACCCAATTTGTCCTGTCAGCCGACCCAATTTGTCCTGTCAGGCGGTCATAGATGGCCGCTAATGTCAGGTCCCGATGTTGGGTGCTTCCGTCGCAAGTTGGAGGGCAATCGACAAGGATGCGATACCGGTTAGTTCTGCGCTGTGGATCATGCCCGACTCCCTGATGAAGCAGGACATCTACCTCACCCATGTCGGACAATTCTTTCAATGCTCGACGAGCTGTGCGCTCGGAGCAGTTCGCCAGGCGAGCCAGCAGCGCTTGTGATGGCCATGCGCCGTACTTGCCATCATCGTCGTAATAGTGCGCCAGGGCGACTAAGACAAGTTTGGTCGTGGATTGTGCTTTGGAGTGCGCTAGAACAGCGCTAACGGCGTGGAAGCCCATGAGTCCTCACTCTACTTCTTGAGATCGTCTGATCTCTGTGTGATGAAGTCTAGTGTCATCTGGTCTGCTTTTGCCTTTAGTGCCTGTTGATAAAGTTTTCGGAGTGTCTCGAGGTCGGTGGCTGCGGTTGCAGCTGCGACAAAGTCGACCGGTGCTGGCTCGTCATGTCCTTTAGCGATAACCATCTCTTCGCGGCTTGGGCGCTTACCCTTTTTGGCGAAGTCTAGGTCTGCCAGGGCACGACCGATAGCCGAAGTGCAAGCGATCTCCAGCCAAGAGTTTGCGGTCATGCCAGAGCCGCCGACTTTCTCCTGGGCGTGGTCGACCGTTACCGGGCGATGGTCTTCGCGTTCGGTAAAAACTTCGGCGCGGACGATTACCTGCTTTTCGTCTAGTGAAACTATGACCGTATGAATGCGGCCGTTCGGGTACTTGGCCCAGAAGTCGCTAATGCGCTTTTCGACCGGTTCGTAATCATCTAGGAAGTGTGCCATTGGTTGCCTCTTTCTCGAACAGCAAAGCTGCTGCTCTCATCTCTGCTTGAATGTTCATGTTGGCCTCAATCGAGAAC